CTAACCTAAACGAAATCAGCGGCCAGCATAGTGGCAGCATGGCACTCAACGCCAACGTTGGAAGTGTCAAGCACCACATCCTCAAAAAGGTCAATGACATCATGGCCAGTCAAACCGTACCTGTGGTAGCAGAACCCGTGAAACTCGTCGAAAGAACACAAGCGAGGCTCCAAGAGCTTGTCGCGTATGCCTTTTAAAGTTATACCGGCTTCACGGGCATTCCAACTAACACAGGCCTCGGCATCCCGAAAAGCAGCACGCTCCTCATCCACATACGACCACTCATGGTTGAACCTGTGGAGAAAAACATCGCGCAATTCAGGCACGAAACGAAACTCATACGCATAGCCAATAGCCTTACCGGCAAAATACGCATGATCACCCAGTTGTTGGTTGAGATTAGCACGCATGTTGAACTTGGCCAAACTCTTCCCCATTAAAGGCACAGTGAAGTGGAACCCAGAATAGGAAGGGACGAAACACTTACTCAAAAAAGTGCAAGAAACTAAGTGCGAGTGTCTAGACACCTTAGCTTCCATAAGTGCTTCGCGAGCCAAAGACTCATACGTCTTGACGGCATAGCGCCGCAAGCCAACAACCATGGCCAGCATGTCGTCGCCCAAAATGAGCGCCCGGCATGACGTGGCCTTAACCTCAGAAAGGAAACAGAAAAGAATGCAACTGTTCCACAAACAATTACGAAAGGTGGTGTCAGTAGCACCGGTAGGCAACATGTGCTCGAGCGTCGCCTTGACTCCATGTTTGCGATTGGAAACCTCAAACTTGTCGGTCTTTGCATGAAGACGCACGAACCACTCAGGGCACCCTAACCTCCTCATCATCATAATTTCCAAAGCTTGAACGTCGGTGCACTGCAGCAAATCATTCTTGCTGAAGTCGCTCTCAATGTATCCACCACCAGCGCAATCAACAAAAGGCACATAATCAACGGGGGTCTTCTTGTAAGCTAACTTGAACTGGTAAGCACCGCCCATAACACCAAACTGGCGATCAAGGCGTCGCATGAGCTCACAGAAGATGGGGCCAGAAACGGCATTATAAAGATCAGTGCCCTTAAATATGACGCGAGGAGCCCAGTTGGGCTTGTGCCCGACAAGCAAAGCCTCCGTCTTAACAAAGACCTCCTTCCGAGAATAGTCTTTGACATTGGACGTGCAAAACAACTCAAGAGCTGCGGACATGCGGGCCCGCTTCTCAGCGCCGAACTTCGACACCCAAGCGTCATACAAACTGGCGGACCAAGCAAACTCAGGTAGCACCTCAGGACAAACAAGGGAAAAAAAACGCAAGGACCCGGCGATTATACGTGGTGATGCACGTGCATGTGACAAATAATTACAACGCTTACGAAAAGAGGCCATGAAATTGTGGTACCCGTTATCAGGAACAACCGGGTGGAACCCTTTCAACAGAGGGCCCCCACGCCGAACCTCTGCGGGAGTAACATTCCAAGAACGAGGAATGCTAAAAGAGGCTCCTTTGATGGGGCGGATGGCTGGATCAGCCACGGCGTGGTAGGCAGCAGCCAGGGCCAGGTGAGAAACCTGACCCCTGACAACGTTGTCGGCGGTGGTGGTGTCGATGGTGTCGGAGGTGTTTGGGGTAGTGGGGGAGGCGGGGCAGAAGAAGGTG